CATTTTGATAAGAATAGATTTTCTATAGTCCTTGCATGTCGACAATCTGGTAAATCAATTAGTTCGGTTGCATATCTTTTATGGTATGCATGTTTCCACCCAGAAAAAACAATCGCTATACTTGCAAACAAAGGACAAGTTGCGAGAGAGATGCTTGCAAGAATAACTTTGATGTTAGAGAACTTACCTTTCTTCTTACAGCCTGGAACAAAAGCACTTAACAAAGGGTCATTAGAATTTAGTAATAATAGTCGTATCATTGCGAGTGCAACATCTGGTAGTTCTATTCGTGGTATGTCAGTCAACTTACTATACCTTGACGAGTTTGCATTTGTAGAACGTGCAAACGAATTCTATACTTCTACTTACCCAGTAATATCTGCGGGTACAGATACCAAAGTAATCGTGACATCAACCGCAAATGGTATCGGTAATACTTTCCATAAACTCTGGGAAGGTGCGTGTCAGAATACAAACGAATTCAAACCATTTACGGTTAACTGGTATGACGTACCAGGCCGTGATGATAAATGGAAAGAGATGACAATTGCAAATACATCTGCATTACAGTTTGACCAAGAGTTTGGTAATACTTTCTTTGGAACGGGAGATACCTTAATAGACGGAGAAACTCTCATGGGTTTCCGTGCAAAAAATCCTCGCAAAGTGCGTGAGGGTGGAGATTTACTTATATATCGTGAACCGATAAAAGACCACCAGTACATTATGACTGTAGATGTTTGTAAGGGAAGGGGTCAGGATTATTCAACCTTTTCGGTATTCGATATTAGCACTAGGCCCTTTAAACAAGTCGCTGTCTATCGCAACAATACTATTTCTCCTGTTCTCTTTCCTAATATTATATATAAGTACGCAAAGTTCTATAATGACTGTTATGTTGTTATTGAGTCAAATGACCAAGGTTCTGTAGTCTGTAATGGACTATATCAAGAACTAGAATATGAGAATATTCATATGGAGTCTGCAGTCAAATCTGATAGAATTGGTATTGAAATGACTCGTAAGGTTAAACGTATAGGTTGTTCTGCAATCAAAGATATACTAGAACATAAGAAACTCCAAATATTTGATGAACAAACCATACTTGAAATATCTACTTTTGTATCAAGGGGACAATCATATGAAGCATCTGACGGTAATCACGATGACTTAATGATGAACCTAGTATTATTTGGATACTTTGTATCTGGTACATACTTTAGAGATATGACTGATATTAATCTAAAAGAGATTATGTTTGCAGATAGAATGAAAGAAATAGACCAAGATGTAGTTCCAGTAGGGTTTATAGATGACGGAAGTCAATACATAGACGAAATAGAAAACAAAGAACAAGGTTGGATACAGACACCCTATGACCAAGATGATGTTGATGATTGGATTTGAAAATCTCGTTTTTTATAAATAAAAGTATTATTGAATATAACCGTATTATGTTAAACTTATAATTAGATAAAGGATTTAAAAATGGCATTATTTTCACCGTCACAAAGTCCTAGTGTATCCGTAAAGGAAGTAGACCTAACGGGAGTAGTCCCTAACGTACAAACTTCAACGGGTGCATTTGTAGGAAACTTTAACTGGGGGCCTGTATACGAGACAACACTGATTTCAGATGAAGCAGGGTTAGTCTCTACTTTCGCAGCTCCTTCAACAACAAACACAGTAGATTTTCACCAAGCCGCAATGTTTCTGAAATATTCATCGCAACTATTCGTAGTTCGTGAATGTGACTCAGATGCAAGAAACTCACTTGCAGTAAACAACTTAACTGCAACAAGTTCTAGAGGAGCAACTTCTGCTTCCGCAACAAACCAAAAAATTGGTAATCTAGACAATTACGAAGCCGCAACGATTGACTCGTCTGACGGTGCGTTTATTGGTAGATACCCAGGCGTATTAGGAAACTCATTACTCATATCAATATGTGGTTCTGACTCCGATACTGGTGGTTCAACCAACTTTAATGCATGGACTTACGGTAATTCATTTGACGGTTCTCCAGGCACTTCATCTTTTGTAAGTGGTCTTGGTGGTAAGAATGACGAAATTCACATCGCAGTAGTCGATGAAGACGGAGAAATATCTGGTACTGCGGGTACAGTTTTAGAAACATATCCTTTCTTATCTGTTGCAAGTAATGCTAAGGCAACAGACGGAACATCTAATTATTTTAAAGACGTGTTAAAAGCAAGGTCAGAATACGTTTATTGTGGTGATTTCCACAGAAACGACTCTGCATCATTAAGAGACTTTTCTGGTTCTTTATGGAATACAGCTGCAGTAAATGGTTCACAAGACTTCGCTGCTGATGTAAAATTTGGAACTGGTCAAAACGAATGGTCATTTACTGGTGGTGTGACTTCCACAACATTAGGTAATGATGACATCTTAAGAGGTTTTGATTTATTCGAAGATAAAGATAACATCGAAGTAGACTTCTTAATTGCACCACAAAGAATTGCAGATGCAGACGCAACTGTAGTAGTAAACGACTTAGTGGGAACTGCCGCTAGTATAAGAAAAGATTGTGTTGCAGTTGCATCTCCAAGTAGAAATGCAGTTGTAGTCACTGGTACAACTACTGCAGTCAAAACATGTAATGACACTTATACAAAAGGGTCATACTTAATAACAGACAATAACTTTGTAAAAATATACGATAAGTATAATGACCAATTCATTAAGATACCTGCCAACAGTTCAGTTGCGGGTCTAATGGCCGCAACAGACTTAGTTGCCGCAAATTGGTTTTCACCTGCTGGACAACGAAGAGGTAGATTATTGGGTATAACCGATATCGTATTAACTCCTTCGAAATCAGAAAGAGATGTATTATACAAAGCGGGTATAAACCCGATTGCAAATATCCCAGGCCAAGGTATCATGTTGTTTGGGGATAAGACTAATGAGTCAAGACCTTCTGCATTCGATAGAATAAATGTTAGAAGACTATTCTTAGGTATAGAAAGAGCAATCGCAATTGCGGGTAGAAATGTAATGTTTGAATTCAACGATGAATTTACTCGTGCAGAATTCGTAAACATTGTAGAACCTTTCTTAAGAGAGATACAAGGTCGAAGAGGAATTACGGACTTTAGGGTTGTTTGTGACTCAACAAATAACACTGCAGCCGTCATAGATAGAAATGAATTCATTGCATCTATCTTCATCAAACCTGCTAGAAGTATTAACTTTGTGACACTTAACTTTGTTGCAGTTAGAACTGGGGTAGAGTTTGAAGAAGTAGTAGGTACAGTATAAATAAGGAGAAAGTAGTACAATGGCAATACTAGGAGTAGATGATTTTAAATCAAAAATAAGAGGTGGTGGTGCGAGACCCAATCTCTTTAGGGCGACTGTTAACTTTCCCACTTATGCTGCTGGTGATGTAGAACTTACATCATTCATGTGTAAAGGTGCTCAACTACCTGCCTCTGTAATGACTGCAATTGATGTACCATTTAGAGGTCGTCAATTAAGAGTTGCGGGAGACAGAACCTTTGAACCTTGGACGGTAACTATCATTAATGATACTGACTTTGCTGTAAGAGACTCAATGGAAAGGTGGGCAAATGGTATCAATAACCACAAAGCAAACACTGGACTAACTAATCCTACAGATTATCAAGCAGATTTATTAGTTGAACAGTTAGATAGAGACGAGTCTGTAATAAAAACTTACAACTTTAGAGGTTGTTTTCCAGTTAATATTGCAGCTATCGAGTTAAACTATGAGACTGTAGATACTATTGAAGAGTTTACTGTAGAGTTTGCAATTCAGTACTGGGAGAGTAATTCGACAACATAGTCTTTAAGACATATATAAATAAAGGTATAAAACCTTTATCATGGGTGAATTGATTTAGTATGAAAGGAAACATATATGGCAGAACAAGACAATAGTATCTTTAAACTTTTTGGTTTTGAACTTAAAAGAGCTGAAGATAAGGCAAAAGAAGATAAGAAAAAGAAACTTCAATCTATAGTTGCACCTACTGACCCAGACGGTGCGGGGTATGTGACTGCAAGTGGTTCTCACTACGGTCAGTTCCTTGACATGGACGGGACTCAAGCAAAAGACAATCGTCAATTAATACTTAAATATCGTGGAGTTGCAGTACACCCAGAAGTAGATGCAGCTATCGAAGATATTGTAAATGAGTCGATAATTAATTCTGAAAATGAGTCTCCTTTAGAATTAAACCTTGATAATGTAGAAGCACCAGATAATATTAAAAAAACCATGATAGAAGAATTTGAGAAAATTACTTCTATGATGAAAATCCAAGAACTCGGTACTGATATTTTTAGGTCTTTTTATATTGACGGTAGAGTATATCATCATTTAGTTGTAAATGAAGAACAACCAAAATTAGGTATTCAAGATATTCGAAATATCGATGCAACTAAAGTAAGAAAAGTTAAAAATATCAAATACAAAAAAGACGAAAAAAGTGGTGCAAAGGTTGTAGATAGAGTAGAAGAATTTTATATCTTCCAAGAAAAATATGGAAGTAATCAAGGTATCAAATTATCTCCAGACTCAGTATCATATGTTACGTCTGGACTGTTAGACCCGTCTAAAAAACAAGTACTATCGTACTTACATAAAGCATTAAAACCTATAAACCAGCTACGAATGATGGAGGACTCGCTGGTAATTTACCGTCTAGCAAGGGCTCCAGAGAGAAGAATATTTTATATTGACGTTGGTAATATGCCTCGTGGTAAATCAGAAGCATATATGAAAGACATTATGACTCGTTATCGAAACAAGTTAGTCTATGATGCAAGTACTGGTGAATTAAAAGACGACAGAAAACACATGAGTATGTTAGAAGATTTCTGGTTGCCGAGAAGAGAAGGTGGTAGGGGTACTGAGATTACTACACTTCCAGGCGGTGAGAATTTAGGACAAATAGATGACATAGTCTATTTCCAAAAAAGATTGTATCGTTCATTGAACGTACCTTTAAGTAG